GACTGCCGATTATCAGAAGAAAACCCAATCTTTAGCGGAACAACGAAAGGCTGTAGAGGCTGATCGAGTAAAGATTGCGGAAGCAGCAAAGACCAGAGAAACCTATGCCCAACGACTCCAAGTTATTGAGCAACTGTTACAACAGCAAGACCAAGGAGAAGATCTGTCTAATTTAAAGGCAGAAGATCCTATTGCTTATGCAGTTGCCATGGCAGAGAAGATGGAACGAGAGAAGCAATTGCAAGCAGTGCAGATGGAAAGACAGCGAGTTCAGCAAGAACAGCAGTCTTATACTCAAGCACAGTTGCAAAAGCATATCCAAGCAGAGCAGGCAAAACTTGTAGAGGCTATCCCAGAGTTTAAAGACGATGTGAAAGCCGAAGTAATCCGTAGAGACATACGCAATTATGCAAAGGCTCAAGGATTTTACGGTCAAGAGTTGTCTCAGGTTTACGATAGTCGCGCTGTACTAGCCCTCTATAAAGCAGCACAGTACGATAAGTTGATGGCAGGCAAAGGTGTTACTTCTAAGAAAGTAGCCAATGCTCCTAAGACGATTCGACCAGGAACATCTAATCCGCAGAGTTCTGAAACCGAAGCAATGAAAAAGGAACGAGCCACCCTCCAAAAAACTGGAAATAAAAGGGATGCAGCTCGTATTTTTGAAAGATTCTTATAAAGGAAATTTATTATGGCAGCATATGATCGTTTTTCAGCAATTGGTGCTCGTGAGGACTTAACAGATGTTATCTATAACATCAGCCCAACAGACACCCCAATCATGTCATCTATTGGTAAGACAAAAGCTACTTCTGTCTACCATGAGTGGCAAACAGACAGCCTTGCAGCAGCTACTACAGCTAATGCTTTAGTTGAAGGTGCAACTGCAACAGAAGGAACTATTACTCCAACAACTCGTCTCGGTAACTACACCCAGATCGTTGGTAAGACAGTTATGGTTTCTGGCACTCTCCAGGCTTCTGACCTTGCTGGTCGTAAGTCTGAGATGGCATACCAAATGGCTAAAGCCTCGTCTGAAATGAAGCGAGACATCGAAACCATTATTACAGCTAACCAAGGTCAAACAGCAGCATCGACAGGTAATGCTCGTAAATTGGGTTCTTTGCTCTCTTACATCAAGACCAACACAAGCAAGAATGGTACTTCCGTTACTGGTGTAGACCCAACAACCCTTGGTGTTTCTACTCGTACAGATGGTACAACTCGTGCATTTACTGAGACCATCCTCAAAGATGTTATCGCTAAAGTGTTTGCAAGCGGTGGTACACCATCAGCATTGTTTGTTAGCCCTGCACAAAAGCAAGTAGTATCAGGCTTTACAGGTTTGGCAGCACAACGCTATCAAGTGCCTACAAATGGTCAAGCAACGATCCTAGCCGGTGCTGATTTGTATCAATCCGACTTTGGTGTATTGCAGATCGTTCCAGATCGCTTTATGCGTACTCGTGATGCTCTGATCCTTGATCCAGAGTATGCTTCTTTGGCTTATCTGCGCCCATTCCAGACCTATGATATTGCTCGTGTTGGCGATGCCGACAAGAAGCAAATCTTGGCTGAATTGACATTAGAAGTAAGCAACGAAGCAGCACATGGCGGTGTATTTGACTTGTCTTGATAAAATCTAGATAAGTTGTAGAATAGGGGGTGGACAAAAACCACCCCCTTTCTAGGAGTATTTATGTCAGAACTCGGCAAACGAGGTAATTTAGGTGTAGTAGATGGAGTAATAAAAACAGCCTACGCAGATGGCGAAGGCGGTCTTATTATTAAGACAGAAACAGATTTAACAGAATTTATAGATCACACAAAAGATCAATTCAATCAGCGCAGCGAAAAAACAGGATGGGGTGATGCTCCATTCGATCCAAAGAACAAAATAGCAACATTACCATCAGAAATTATTGAGATGCTAAATCAAAAAGGCATCATGCGAGGTTATTACATTCTCGATCAAAAAGCCCTAAAGAATTGGCTAAATGATCCTGAGAATAGGGTTTTTAGAACGAGAGGCGGTCAAGTATGAGGATCGCTATTTTATTGCCTGCTAGAGGGCAAATGGAGGTCGCTACAGCGTTTGATTTGGTAGCAATGTGTGCGTATACCATTAAGACCACAAAACACGATATAGACCTGTTTACGAGTGCTGGAACACTAATATTTGACCAGAGAAACAAACTGGTAGAAACAGCACTAGAAAATAAGGCAGATTATCTGCTCTTTGTAGATGCAGATATGAGGTTTCCAAAAGATACCTTAAAAATATTAATGTCTCACAATAAAGATATTATTGGAGTCAATGCAACTACAAGGGCAGAACCTGTTAGTCCTACAGCTAGAAATATCCATATAAACGATGATGGATCTGTAGATTGGTTAGCGGTTTACTCTAATGCCAAATCAGGTGTAGAGAAGGTAGATGGAATTGGCTGCGGAATTATGTTAATTAAGCGAAGTGTTATTGAAAAGATGGAAAAACCATACTTTTTCTTTGAGCAACTTTTAAATAATAAGATACTAGGCGAGGACATTTACTTTTGCATTAAAGCAAAGGATATAGGAGTTGATACTTGGGTAGACCACGATCTATCCAAACAGATAAAGCATATTGGACAGTATGTTTATGGATGGCATAACATCGAACTACCAAAAGATTAGGAAATCATGGCTTACACAAACTTTACCGATCTCAAAGCATCGGTGGCTAACTACTTAGGTCGATCAGACTTAACATCGGTTATCCCCGATTTTATTAGCTTTGCAGAGCTACGCATGGCTAGAGATTTACGCACTCGGCAGATGTTACAGTCAGCTACTGCGTTAACAGTAAGTGGTGATGGCAAAGTAGCCTTACCAACAAACTTCTTAGAGATTCGGGATTTACATATCCAAGGCAACCCAAGATACCCCATTACTTATATGTCTCCTAGTTTATTTACTAGGGATGCTCCGGCAGACGAGAGTGGTAAACCAATTTATTACACAATCTTGGCAACTGAGTTTGAGTTAGCACCAAAGCCAGATACAGCGTATACATTGGAGATCCTCTATTATGCTAAACCTACTGTATTGTCTACTAGTAATGCAAGCAATGTATTTCTTGCTAATTATCCAGATGCTCTCCTCTATGCCTCTCTTTTAGAAGCAGAGCCGTACTTAATTAACGATGCAAGAAGTCAGACATGGGCA